CTTAGTGGTAGTCCAGAATTCACTATATTAGGTTGGTTGGAAGATGTTGATTTAAGATTTCCTGGTGACTCTGATACTGTCACTCCTGCTCTCAGTCGTTCCAAAAGAATAGTCCCTGATGATCCTCCTCCACTTGATTCTGACCAGATCGAAGATCCTCCACTCCCAACTCCTGTTAGTGTGCCTTCTGCACTCTCTGCCGCTTCTAGATATTTTCGCGCCCAAGCTCAAGGACCTGAATTAAAACCTCACATTGCCGGTAAATCCCTAATTACTCAGGCACGTTGGGAGCTTCCTACTGCCTTCAATATGATTGATGACCTCCAAGGCCCACCCGGCGGAGCCTATCCCTATGCACCAAAACCTTCATTAATTTGTCCTGACGGTTCCGCTTCCGACAGTTTTTCCGACCTGTACCAACAACGTTCCTTTTTAGGTGTCATTCCTTGGCCCAAAACAGCTGCTTCCGGTGTTCATCTTGGTACAATTAAAGTTGCTCCCATGTCTAAAGTTACTCCTAGCTCTGCAATCACACCAAATCCAAATTTTGAAACTTCATATAACGGTAATTTTACTCGTACAGCCTTAGCCACAGAATTTTTCAATTTAGTTACTGGAACATTGTATTATCGTATTAAAATTCCTAAAACACTTTTCCATTCAGGTAAAATCCAGGTAGCTTATCTTCCTGGTATGAATCATGACGTTGCCACTCTTGATTGGTCCAAGCATTGGAATACCATTATCAACGTTAAGGAAGCTTCTGATTTCACCATTGAGGTTCCTGGTACTCCTTCCACTTACAATTATTATAGAGATTCCATTTGGGGTTATTTAGTGTTTCGTGTACTCAATAAAATTATTTGTCCCACAACAGTAGCCCAAGATCTTGCACTATTAATTTATGTTCATGGCGATCTAGTCACTCGCTCACCAAGTTATTCATCTAATCCTGGCATCATGATAAATGTTACAACTCCCGCACCCCCCCCTCCACCCAC